CCCAAGGGAAGGGAAGTGCGTCACATGAAATCGGCGTAAAATAGGCTCCAACTCCCTCGGATCCTCCCAAATATCCTTCGGGTGGTAATTGGACGTCACAATGATCGTCTTCGGGCGGATCAAACCAGTGCTCCCATTCTTCACTTCCGCATTGAAAGGGTAAATATCCGCCCATATCTTCAGAAGTCGGCACATCCACTTCTTGTTCTCCCCATCCACGTCTTCCACAATGATCACATCCTGATCAACATAACCACACCACCATTTGTTACAATCCTTAATGAATGCATCAGGGTTCTCTTCCCTAGCCTTACGGCTCTTTCCCGTACCCGCGGGGCCATAATACCACTGCATTCTCAATGTGGGGTCGCAATGATCCAACTTACGTTTGTGCAACGCATCAGCACGGATGCGTTTGACGGTGGTGTAGTGACGAAAAGCAATGTCCGGGTGCTCTTCACGGAGTTGGTCCATATCACCCAACTCAGCCAAGTCGAACGCACGCTTGTACCGCTCCTTCTCCTTCATGCCTTTCTGAGCTTGCGACACGGGCGCGACACCGGCTTCATACCAATCGCCGTCTTTCTTGTTGTACACAATAGAGCCCTCCAAGCTCTTAACTATGCTGACGTGCATCTGGACACCAGGCTTCAACGTCTCTTGAACATGTCCTCTTCGAACCTTATTTCGAAAAATAATCATACCCTGCAGATGGGGGGTACCAGTGGTCGGAGCAAGCTCCTTCCCAAAGAGGACGTATTTCGCAATCCCTTGCTCAACAGCATCAAGAATCCTCTGGGGATCTTCCTCTTCCCAATTGTTCAAAGTGAAGAACCAATTGGTATGTCTCGGGTTTGGCATGTCGAAGGATTTCCTATTCGTACAAGATTATAACACTTGAAGGATGACAACGTTATGGCAAACTCAGCCGAAACAATTATTTATAGATATGCTCTCGTCCACTCATATCACTTTATTGTCCCACAAGGAACATATCAACCAATCACAGCCCAGGTCTAAAAATATAAGCCAATCACAGACTGGCCCTTTGGCCCTGGCCCTTTAGGTCTGGGGTAATACTGCGCTGCGCTACCCAGACCATTAATCATTCTCCCATGGCAAACGTGCGTAATGGCCGCGGCACCAAGAGAAAACGCACGTTCGTTCGTAGCATGGGTAGGAAGAAGCGTGCGCGCGCTACGGCTACGATTAAGCGCGCTCTTTCGAAGTTTGTACGAAAGCGCCGTACAAAGCGACACACCAAACTTGTCATGTACAATCAATTGCTGCAACGCAAAATTCGTACAAAGCTCATCTACTGTGACACGAAAACAGTCTCTCCGGGGACGTCTTCAGACTATCACGTCTTCCGACTCAACAACTGCTACGACCCGGACTATACCGGGGGCGGACACCAACCAGCTTTCTTCGACCGATGGACCGCCCTCTACGAGAAGTACAAAGTTGTCGCAACAAAGTGGGTTGTCACATGGTCGCCCATCAGAGCGCACATCACGACGCAATCCGCCTCAGGCGGGGTTGCCGCTGGAGAAACCCACGCAACAGTTGACACGTCCCACGCGGACCAACTGCACAACCCGGGCATCCTCGCTTGGCAAGTGAGCGACAATGCCGGGGGCACTGGGCGAGAGCAGATCGAAGCCGCCGACAAGAACATCCTCCGGGAAACTCGCAGCAACAAGACCGTTGGCTACAAGATGACATCAGGCCACCCGTTCAGAACCTATCGAATGTCGGGTTACCACACAACTCACTTCATCCTGGGGGCTGAAGCTGCTCATCAGTATCAGGCCACTCCCGGGTCAACCACCCCTGCTATGGGGAACTCGTACCTACACCTCGGTGCCATTTCGAAGGACGGCAACTTAATGTCCGACTACCGGTGCGACGTCAAGCTGGAATACATCGTGGAGTTTCATGACATCAAGGCACCAGAAGAGGAGAACTAGGCCTCGGGGTCCTGTTCTCACAGCTAACGCCGTGAGAACGCGGCGCCTCGTTTTCATTTTTATGTTTGTTTGTTTTATGTCGGTGCATGCATGGGCATCACGCAAGTAGCCGTTTGCCTCCGGCAACGGCAACCGCTCCATAAGCCGACCGGTAATCCGGTCGGCGACCATTCGTAAATCAAAAATAGTTAGCTTTGTTTTTTTTCTTAGGTTTTTCTTAGGTTTTTCTTGGCTAACTAATAAATCTCATTACAATATAAATCATTCTCGCTAAACGCTAGTTGTCTTCTGAGTCGGGGTCGGCCTGGGGCTGGGGGGGGTTGATCGGCACACTCCCAAGGGAAGGGAAGTGCGTCACATGAAATCGGCGTAAAATAGGCTCCAACTCCCTCGGATCCTCCCAAATATCCTTCGGGTGGTAATTGGACGTCACAATGATCGTCTTCGGGCGGATC